ACAAGCTCGTTTAAATGGCTTGATGTTTCATCAGATTTTTATTGCTACTCGTTTTCGTAATTGGAAGACCGAGAACAAAGAACAGTTCTTACGTGCTCAACAAGGGATCATGTCTAACGTTGTTGACTACTTTGATGCGCTCGAACGCGAACAAGAATACGAACGCATGTATGACGATTTGTATGAGCAATACGAAAAACACCTCGCGCTTTATGACGAAATGCATGCATTGATGCTCAGTGATCCTCTGGAAATTGATGAGTCGTGTTGGGTGGGCGCAGCCCCGCCCGATACGACTCATTAATTTCCCTTGGACTTGTGTCAATAACTGTCATTTCCACTTTTCACACACACTCAAACGTAAAAATAAGGGCAAACCACTATGAGAATGCAAGGTTTAATTCTGGATGAATCGGACATCCAGCAAGAAACAAAAGTAGACCGTAACGGCGAACAAAAGACCGTGGGTAAGTTGCGTCTAATCACCACAAATCCAACTTCAACGATTGAGGTTCGAGTCTCTCCTGAACTATGGGACGGCGGCAAGGCTGGCGAACTGCTCAAGCGCTGCGTGGGTAATCGCATCCTGTTCGATGTTGAGCACAAGAAAATGAGCTTTGGTAACGATGAAGGTAAGCACGTGTCGATTGACGGTTTCCACCTTTACGCTCTGCCAGAACTTAACCAGAAATAAGGGCTTTCATGATGACCGATGCGCAATTTACAGAACTAATGGCACGCCTCGATAACTTCCAGTTAATGGTGTTCCTCGGGGTTTGCTTTCTGTTGGTTGCGCTCGGTTGGATCGCCGGAGGTCAACGATAAATGCTGTCTACAGAGTTCATGCTCGGCTGTTTTTCGACAGCGTTTATCCTTGGTTTCTCGATTGGTCACCAGATTCTGGTTTTCAAGAAAGCAGCTGAGGTTTCAACTTCAAACTAACCATAACGATAGGATTTTAATTATGGAAAAACAAAACAAGGTTCGTGCAGCCCTTTCAAAAGCACGTGCGGTTGTGACAGATAAACGCGCTGTTATCGCTGGCGCACTTCTTACGGCTGGTTCTAGTGCTCACGCAGCACTTCCACAGGCAGCTGCAGATGCTTTCACTAGTTTAGGCACTTATGTTACCGACATGCTGACGTCTACTTGGGGCATTGCCGTTCCTCTGACCGTTGGTTTTGTGGGTATTAAGCTATTCAAGAAAGGCGCAAACAAAGCAACGTAATCCACTGCGTTGTTCGTATCACGGGGCGACTTGTCGCCCCTATTCCCCTAGCCTTTAGATAGAGTTTTCATCATGCGTATCCCTTTAATTTTTCTTTGCTCCACTCTGTTTTTTGCGCCTCTATCTTACGCAGATTCTTGGATAGGAGTTGGCCCACCTCCACCGCCTCCACCGCCTTCATTGGGTGATTATCCAGATTCGCCGCCTCCGCCGTCTTCTGGTTCTAAAATGGATGTTGTGGTTAGATTTAAGAGCATAAAGATTGCTGCTTGCGGCCCTGCACCGAGAGAAACCACGCCACGACAAATGATTGCTTGTCTTGATGGTAAGCCGAAGTACGACAACGGTCCTACTCCTGAGCGTCTTGCGAAATGTGAAATTTATGGTGGTAAACAAATTAATTGTGTGACTTATAGGACTGATACGGGTCAATACACAACTGGATCTTACTCTTATGCCTCTTTCGAGTCGCTTAACTCTGATGAGTGTAAGAATAAGACGGGACAAGAATTTGAGTATCGTTGGAATATGCTCACGGCGGGTTGGGATATTAAGGCGTCCGATAATGGTTGTATCGGCGTCAGTCGTCATACACTTTTTTGTTCTAATGTTTCCGGTGATTGTGGCGGTACCCTTTTTTATACCGGTGAAGATGGTGATTTGCCTTACCCCACTAATTTATTTACCCCCGTTCCTAGCGTTTGCGAAAAAGACCCCATTCAAACTGGCTATCGATGCCCAATTGACCAAAACAAAAATGGTAAGCCTGATGATGTAGGTCAACCTATAGATATTCTTGCTGTGTGTGGTTATGACTCAAGAAATAGGTTCGCGTGTTCGGGTGGTTCTTTTGAAGATACACAAGACCCTGACCCAGATGACGGCGATCTTGATCCCGATATTGAAGACCCTGACCCAACCGACCCCGATGATGGTGATTCGGTGAACCCAGATGACCCGCCAGATGAGCCAGATGTTGATGATACCAATACGGGTGATTTATCCGGTGTTATCAGTGCGATTCATAATCAGAATCGCGATATTAATACGGATTTTACTAATCTTATTCGAGCCAATAATAAGGGTTTTGCTGACATTAACTCTCGGCTTAACTCAATTGACGCTAATACATACGCTTTGAATGACAACGTGTCAAAGCAGTTGTTGCAAGATTACAAGATATACAAAGAGGAAAAAGCGCAAAGAGAAAAGTCACTTAAAGCCCAAAAAGAAATTAAGGAGTTGCTTCAAGACCAAAAAGAGATTGCAGAAGATACGCTTTCTAAACTGGAGGACGCAGGTTATACCCTTGAGGACATCAAAACCGTTCTTGATGATATTTATTCAGACCAATCTGACCAATCGCAAAACATTGAAAACGCGATCTACTCTCTACGCAATGATATTACTGATTCTTCACAGCACATTTCTGATTCTGTTGCTCAATCATTGGGTGAACAAACCGAACAGCTAAAGGGCGCGATTGATTCAAGCGCTTCCAAGATTGGTGAGTCTATTGGCAGCTTGCAAGGTTCGATTGATGGTCAAACCGATTCTATAGTCACCGCAGCTGGCGAGTTAAAAGGTGCCATTGATGGTCAAGGAACGGCGATTGATGGTGTTAAAGATAAGCTCGATGAACTTATTGATAAGTTGGAGCCTTGCGAGCCTACCAAAGAGAACAATTACTGTGAAAACCCGCATGGTTTGACGACGAGCTTTGCTGGTGACGTTATACGGCAAGCAACAGAAGCAAGTACAGGCTCCGTTGAACAATACGAAAATACGCTTACATCAGAATTGGATAAGTTAGCAGCTTCAAATCTAACTGCTGATTCCGAATCGCATATTCAGGGTTCTATCGACAAACTGGTAAACATCTTCCCTAAGCCTGGTGCGTGTACGCCTTTGAGCTTTGCTTCACCTTTCGGCGGTTCAGTGACGATTGACTGCAAGTTCTCTACTCAACTCAAGTTGATTTTATCTTTCGTTATTTACATTTATACGCTCAATTCTTTGATTGATATTTTGTTAACTGAGGTGGTTCCCGTAAGTGGAACGCAGCCTAGAACCATGAGGCCACGATAATGCCTTTTGCTTTGTTGCCTATATTAACGGGTATCGGTAATGCCCTTCGAATTCCTGCTTTAGCTGCTTTTATCGCGCAAATAGCGACGACCGTTTTCGGTTGGTTCTTCATTGCGAAAGCCCGAAATGTCAGCATTCAGCTAACGATCATTACGATGATCATTATCCTAACGACGGCATTAACGCTTGCTATTCACGCCATCGCTGCGGGGCTGTCTTTTGTTGTTCCGCCTTACCTCAGTCAAGCCATGTCGATGTTCATTCCAAACAACGCTATTCCGTGCGTATCTGCGGTTTACTCGGCTAAGTTGTTACGCTGGGTTTGGTCATGGAAGTTCTATGCGATCACTTCGGTTGGAGGCGCTTAATGGCTTCCGTCTATTTCGTTACTGGCAAACTTGGTTCGGGCAAAACGCTCACGGCGGTTGGCAAGATTCGTGAAGCCTTTATGCGTGGCGTCCCTGTTGCAACCAATCTCGATATTAACCTTAAAGAGATGCTGGGCAGAAACAAGCGCAATACTCGTTTGTACCGTCTGCCTGACAAGCCACAAGTAGAAGACTTGATGGTGATTGGCTCTGCCAACAAAAGTTATGACACTTCAAAGGACGGTCTCATCGTTCTCGATGAGTGTGGTACGTGGTTTAACTCCCGAACATGGAACGACAAAAATCGCCAGAAGCTAATCGACCACCTTTTGCACATTCGAAAACTTGGATGGGATGTCATTTTTATTGTTCAGGATATTTCTATCGTAGATAAACAGGCACGTTTGGCACTGGCTGAACATACTGTATTTTGTCGCCGTCTTGATCGTCTTCAAGTGCCTTTTCTATCAACGGCCGTGTCACTGCTGACACTTGGCCAGTTAAAACTGAAGTTCCCGAAATTACACGTTGGAATTGTGAAATATGGTGATAATGCCAACTCACTAACGGTCGACAAATGGATGCTTTGGGGGACGGATTTATACAGCTCCTACGACACTAAGCAAATGTTTAGGAACAACTATGAGGATGGGGTTTATTCCGTTTTGCCTCCGTTCTATACCCATGGACGTTACACTGTCCCTTATACCATTAGGAACATTATGAGAATCACCAAAATCTATCTAAGGAAGTATTCAAGACTAACGGTGTTTACGGCTGGCGTGGCGGTCTCTTTCTTCGTCTGCTCATACATT